AAGGCGGCCAGTACCGGCTCGCCGACGGCGATGTCGAGCGGCGCCGGAAAGTACCTGAGCTGGAGCGAGGCGCGCAGCAGCGTGTCGATGTTGGGGCGCGTGCTAAAGACGGCGACGAGGCGCCCAAACTGGTTCTTAAAACCGTTGATGACCGAGCTGCCCGCCAGCCAATAGGCCATGTCGCCCTCGACCGTGTTGGCTGTCGCAAAGCCGCCCGCCTTCTCTTCGCCGCGGTAGATCGGGTCAATCGTCGTCGGGCCGGTATAGACATAGTTGCCGAGGTAGACGCTAGTGGCGGCACGAGCTGCGCCGCTGGCGTTCTTGATCTCAATCTTGGCCGGCGCCGGCAGCGTGCCCTCAATCTGGTCGGCGGCGCATTGCCACCAGTTTTGGTTGGTGGCGTGCGTGTCGTCGGCGTTGTAGACGGTGGCAAAGCCGGTCGTGGCGACTGAGGTCGGCCCGCTCGTGATCGCAATCGCTTTGACCGCCTCCGTCTCAAAATAGAAGCGGCGCGTCAGCGTAATCGTGCCGTGTAGCACGCCGCGGTACATCTCATTGGCTACGTTGTCGGCAATCCAGCGGGCGGCCAGGATTTGCGACCGCCACACCTCTGTATCCTGAGCATACTGCGCCACCAGATACACCTTGTCATCCAGATAGCCGCTTGACCCCTGGCGCGCCAGGTCAAGCAGGCGCTCGATGCTCTGCACTTTGGCGGCGATCACCGCCTCCGACCCTTGAATCAGCAGGTCGATGCTTTCGGTGACGTTGCTAAAGGACGGCACGCTCAGCGTCTCGCCCTCGCCCAGCGTATCGAGCGTATCCTGGTTGACATCGGGCGCATTCATGGCGTAGGTCGTGATCAGCCCGCCGCTATGCAGCGGCACATCCTGCGCCGTCGTCTCGCCGACACGTAGCGTCAACTGTAAAGGCATAAGGTTATCTCAACTTCTGCTGGAAACGACGCGCCAGCTTGCCCGCCAGCACCTCGATATCCATGTCGTTATGCACGTTGACGTTTTGGATAACGATGGTTGGCCCGCCGTTTCCCCTGCCGCCGCCATAGCTCGCCGTGGCGAATGAGGCGCCCGCTGTCACGAAGCCGATAGTAGCGTCATCCTTTTTTTTCTGTAAATTGTCTTGCTGTGGCCCGTCTGGCGAAACGCTTGGCGGAGAAAAGGCGGGGATGAAGCGGCCCCAATCGATGTGCGGAATAAAGTTCGCCCACGACATTTCCGGGATAAAGCTCGACCAGCTCAGGCTGGAGATAAAGGTTGCCCAACTCAGACTGGAGATAAAGGTTCCCCAGGATAGGCTCGTGATAAAGCTCGGCCAACTGAGGCCGGAGATAAAGCTTCCCCAGTCAAAGGTCGAAATCCAACTCGCCCACTCTAAAGCCGAGACAAAGGTTGACCAGGTCAGATTGGCAATCCAAAGCACCCAGTCCAGCGGCGTCACGAAGATTGACCAAACGAAGTCCGGCACAAAGCTCGTCCACACCAAAGGCTGGATATAATCCGACCACTTAAAGCTGCTGGCGGCGGCGCGGTCACGCAGGGTGTCGGAGGTGGAAGTGTTGTCGGGCGCCGGCGCAATAAAGGCGCCCATGACCGTCGCCATCAGGTTTGTCCACATGGTCGTGACCGCCGTCGCAATCGCCTCGCCGAGCGCCGCAATCTTGGCGGGCAGGCCGGTTCCCTCCAGCGCCAAGCTGAAGCCGATCAGCGCCACCAGCATGGCCCCTTGCAGTCCGAGGATCGCCTGACTAAAGGCGCCGGCGATTTCGATAAAGGTGATAAATGGCTCAATCTTGGCGATTTCCGTATTCCAGCGAGCGATGATCAGCGTCCCCATCAAGCGTCCGGCCCCCGCCCAGTTGCCGCCCGCAATCGTCTGCGTCAAGTTGTCGATCATCAATCCGGGGCCTTTGGCCGCCTCCGTGATCGCCGCCTGCGGTATGGGCTTGATCGTCACTTTGGGCGGGTCAATCGTCATGTCGGGAAAAGGCATGATCGTCAGCTTGGGCGGGTCGAGCAGCGTCTCGACCGTGGCCTTGATTTGGAATTCAATATCGCTCTTGAGCTTCCCTAAGTCGGTCAGCGTCGGCATCTTAAAGGTGGACAGGCTGGTGCCGATGCCGCTTAGCGTGCTGCTCAGCGTCTCAATCAACGGCTGGATCACCGCCAGCACCGCCGCCGTCTTGCCCTGGATGTTGCCCCAATTGGTTTCCCAGGCCAGCCACAGCGCGGCCACGGCAGCCGCCAGACCCAACACGACCAAGGCAACCAAGCCAATCGGTGTTGCCAAGGCGCCGATCACGGTGGCAATGCCCGCTGCCGCCAAGAGTACCGCACCGACCGCGGCGGCAAAGCCCAAGAAAGCCAGCGAGGCGTTGATTACCGGCTGCGGCAGGTCGCCCAACTGGTTGACGAAATCGGTCAAGCCGCCCATCCAGCCGGAAATGGTGTCGAGGAAAGGCAAGGCGAGCTTGGTCATCAAGCTGTCAATGCTGCCGCTAATCTGCTCCATTGCACCGGCCAAGCCGCTATTCTGGGCGTTCGCCATCTCGGAGGCCGCACCCTGTTCTTCGACGGCGGTCTTCATCGCCTCATAGCCGGCGGTGCCTTCTTCGGCCATGATGTTGGCGGCGCGGATGGCGTCGGCGCCAAAGAGCGTGTTAAAGGCGGCGTCACGCTGGGCGTCGGACATGCCCTTGGCTGCCGAGGCAATGTCACCGATGATGTCGTGGTAATCACGCATACTGCCGTCGGCGTTGAAGACGTTGATACCGAGTTGCTTCATCACCTTTGAGGCGGCGGCGGTCGGTGCGGTCAGGCGCATCGTCATCGTCTTGAGGCTGGTTGCAGCGTCGCTGGCATTGAGGCCGTTGTTGGCGAGTAGCGCCATCATCGTCGCCAGTGTTTCCACACTTTGGCCGTTGGTGGCAAAGACCGAACCGGCATTCTGCACGCCGTAAGCAAGGTCGGAGATGTCAGCCGCCGAGGCATTGGCGGCCGCCGCTAAGACGTCCGCCACCTTGGCCGACTCGGCGGCATCAAGGCCAAAGGTGTTGAGCGTGGCCGCCGTCAAGGTTGCGGCATCGCTGACGCTGATGGCGCCGGCTGCCGCCAAGTCCATCACGCCGGGTATCGAGTCCATCACCTCTTGCGTATCCATGCCCGCCTTGGCTAAATCAACCATGCCCTCGGCCGCTTCGTTGGCGCTAAATACGGTATCGGCGCCAAGCTGCAAAGCCAGGTCGCTCATCGCCTGCATTTGGTCGCCGGTGGCATTCGAGGCATAGCCGAGCACGTTCATGCTGCGCTCAAAGCCGGCCGCCGTCTTGATGGCGCTGACGCCGATGCCAATCAGCGGCGCGCCGATAGTGGCCGAAAGCACACCGCCCACGCCGGCCATCTGCCCCGCCATGCTGTCCATTTTGCCGGAGAAGGATTTCAGCCCGCTCTCGGCGGCGGATGTATCGGCTGTGACCTTGACCGCAAGTTCAGCAGCAGTAATGGTCATGTTCTGTGCCTGCTAGATTTGCGCTGTCGCTTCTCTGCCCGTTTGTTCTCGCCATGAATTTCCGCCTGTTCGCTTTCCAGCGCCAGATAAAACCAGGCCGGCTGCTGCGCCAGCAATTCCCACGGCGCCACGCCCAGATAGCGCGCTGCCCGCAAAAAGCTATACCAGTCCGGCACGCCGCCGCCTCTGCCCTCGCTTTCGAGGTAGAGGTTTAGCGCCCGGACTTGCGCCGGTTTGGGGCTTGGCTCTCGTTGATGCTTTCGATGATCGCCATCACCAAACTGGCCGGCAGTTTGTGCAGGAACTCTTCGGTGATCGGCTCGGTTTCGGCCGGATGCTCTTTGCCGTTGCTGCTTGGTTCCTTCATAAAATCCCAGCCGACCAGAATCTTGGTCAGCATGTCAATCGCCTGGCGCGTGCCCTCTACCGGGTCATCGGCGGCCGCCTGTTGCAAGGCCAGTTGCATCGCCGTCGTATTGGCGCCGGGTGCGTAGGTGACGTTGAGTTCCAGCCCTTCCCACTCGACGCGCACAGCGCGCGTCTTGCCGCCCAAATCGGATAGGCGTATTGGCATAAAATCCCCTTACAATGTAGCGATATCGTTGACGACGACGACCTTGCAGGCGCCGCCTAGCACGGCATCATGGAAACCACCGAGCGTGTACTCGATGGCATAGACGCCATCCTCATCGCTGAAGTCGCCGATGTCGGTCACTTTGCAGGCGGTGTCAATCGTCAGTTTGTAGGTGCCCGGCCCAGCGCCAATCACGGCGCCGGTCGCCTCAATGCGGATGAACTTGGTCGCCCCGGTACGCATGATCGGCAGCAGGCTCATACCCTCGCTGTCGGCCTCCTGCATCAGCGTCAGTTCGAGCGTCGGCTCCAGCTCGACATGCTGCGTATAGGCGGTCAATCCGTTGAGGAACCAGGCCGGGCCAAAGCGATTGGTCAGCGACCACTCGACGCTGATTGCCCCGTCGAGCGCCGTCGCCCCCGTCAAGGCGGCCACGGTGTCGGCAGCGTAGACTTTGACCTGCGGCCCGGCGACGGGAATCAGGGCGATCTCGGTCGGTGTCGGCGTCAGGGTGATGCCATCGACGATGGCCGTGCCGATGGCGCTGCCGGAGATGGTCGATTCGTCACGGGCAAAGCTGAGCGTGAGGTCGTTGATCAGGACATAGCTCGCCTTGTGCGCTCTGCCGGCGCTGCCCTGCTCGATGGTGTAGGTCTGGATGATGTCGGCGCTGCTTGTCCCTGGCGTAAATGTCCAGGTCGTCGCGGGCGCGGTCGTGACGATGGCCGCCTTTTCCAAGATGCCGGAAAGCAGATAGACAATCTCGGTGTAGGTGATGGCGCCGTCGAGGTCGATCTCCGTCCACTCCCGGTTGAGCGTGGCGACCGAAGGGTATTTGCTGCCGGCCGCCCTGAATACCTGAATGTCAGGGTTGGGCGAAAATGTAAAGCCGACGCTGCTTAGTTTCTTGTTGGCGGCGATACTCGTTCCCGCCGTGACCTCGACGCCGATCTGGGCGGTCTGGTAGATAGTAGCAAGCCCCATTGTTTTTATTCCTTGCTCGCATAGATGCGATAGATTCGTCCAAAATGCCGAAAGTTCCTGCCGCCCTCGACTTCCGGCAGGCGAAAGGGCTGTTCGCCGACGCAGACCCAGATCACGCCGTAGGCATTTGACGTACCGTTGGGCGTGGCGTGTAAGTCCTCATCGATGCGCTCGGCTATCGTCAAGAGCGACCCGCCATAGCTGCTCGTCTCGGCCACGCCGCGCACCAGATAGAGCATGTCGCTCCACACGCGGCGCGGCCCGACCCACATCAAGTCAACCGCACTTTGCATCTGGTAGATGACAAAGGGATAGGTCGGCCCATTTGTGCCGTTCTGCGGCGCCTGCTCGTTATAGATGCGCGGGTTGGCTGCGCCGCCGATGAGGGCGGTCAGCGCAGTGTCGGCCTTGAGCGTGCTGTATATCCACTGGTCGGCGGCGACAGGTTCATTCAAGACTGGCCTCCAGCTCTGACAGCTTGCGTAGCCAGTGGCGGCGTTCGTTCTCGGCGGCCGGCGTCATGTAGGGCGTGGCCGCCATCTTGCTGGTGCCATATTCCTGATAGACCGAATACTCGATGTCGGTGCTGACCATGCCGCTGGTGTCGCCTGTCATCTCAGATTGGATGCTGGCCCGCAGCGCCCCGGTGTCTACCGGCACTTTGATTTTGGCGGTCGTCTCGATGGCGAAGATCGTTTCCTGCACGATGGCGCCGACGGCCGGGCGCAAGGCGGCCGTAATCCTGGGGAAATGGTTATAGACGATGGTGAAGGTTGCGCCTCGACTAGCCATAGTCACGCTCCGCACATAGGCATTGCCTAGCCGATTCAAGCGTATGCGCCGCATAGATAGCCAGCACCTCAAACCAGCGCCCCGTACCATCCGCGATCATCTGGTTGGGCGGCGTACCGATCAGCGTGCCGCCGACGTTGAGACGGTCGCTGACGTCCAGGGCCGTCTCCGCCGGCAAGGTAATCTCCCACGGCACTTGGCCCTGCAACTGCCCGCCGACCAGCGCCTCCGCCGCACCCTGTACGCGCAGCGGCGCCACCCGGCAGGGGATGTCGCCCGTATAGCTCACCACCGTCAGCGAGCCGCCCATGCCGTCGCTCTCCTCGCTGCGATGCTGCAAGATGGCGCGCTCAACCAGCGTCAGCCCTTGCGTTTGGCGCGTGTAGGCGAGGTCAGCCGCGCTGAGCATGGCTATTGCTTCTTAGGTACAGCAGGCGCTGACGGTACGGTCGTGACATCGGTGGCGCCGCCGGGCTGTTTGGTCTCGACAGTGACCGATGCCAGCTCGTCGTCAGCCTCGGTCGTCGTCTTGGCCGCCGGGTTGAGCGGCTTGGGCATCAGCGCTTCGGCCTCGGCGACAGGATAGCGGCCCAGCACTTCTTTGGTCGCGGCGGCCAGCTTGGCCGCCGCATCCTTGACGGCCTGGGCGTTGTCCTTGATGCGCTGTTTGACCTCGGCGGCGCCCCACTCGACATAGCCCTGTGCTTCGAGCGATGCGATGGCGGCGGCGTCGTTTTCGTCCACTTGCACCTTGTGCCCCGTTTCGGGGTGCCTGTATGTTTTCATGTTGTCTCCCTAGCTACAATCCATATTCGTAAGGATTATTGATATTGCCAACGTACGGCGGCCCAAAGCGGGTGGCGCTGTTGGCCTCCGGCATCACCGTCCAGTTGCCCGCTACACGCCGACTGCGCCAGATGCGCGCCTGCGCTGTGGCATGGTCGGTCTGTTGCGATTTGCTAAAGGTGGCG